CATATTCTGAGTGGTTGTTAAAATGTACTGGTAAGAGGTATCGCTATGCTCAGAAAAGTTAAACTTTATGGAGAACTAGCTGACTTTGTAGGTCATGAAGAATTAGAAGCTGTAATAAATTCTACTGCTGATGCAATACGTTTTCTTGTTACTAACTTTCCAAAGCTAGAAGCACACATGGCAGATAGATATTATAAAGTGCTTGTTGATAATTATGAAATAGGAGAAGAAGATATACATAATCCAATAGGACAATCAGATATAAGTATTGTTCCTGTTATTGCTGGTGCAGGTGGAGGTTTAGGTAAAACTTTATTAGGAGTAGCAATGATTGGATTAGCATTTGCAATGCCTGGTGCAGTGTTTAGTGGTACAGGATTTCAAGCAGCAGCAGGTTTTAGTGGATTTCAAGCAGCAGTAGGTAATTTAGGTATTGCGTTAACTTTAATGGGTGTTAGTGAAATGTTATTTCCTTTACCTCAACCACAAGATTTTACTAATGAAGAAGATCCACGCATATCATTTAGTTTTTCTGGCGTGCAAAATACTAGCCGTGCAGGAACTAGCCACCCTATTGCCTATGGTGAGATAGTAACAGGATCAGTTGTTATCTCTGCTGGAATTGACACTAATCAGGTACAAGCATGACAGATAAAATTATTAGAGGTTCTGGTGGTGGCCCACCACCTAGTCCTCCACAACCGTCTAGAGCACCTGATACTTTAAACAGTAGGCAGTTTGCTACGATTCAAGATTTATTATCTGAAGGTGAAATAGAAGGTTTTGCTACTCCATCTAAAGCAGGATTAACAAAAGGAAGCACA